GAGCTTTAATGGCAAACATTTGGGTAATCTCAGACACACACTTCAATCATGCAAATATTCTGAACTTTAAAGACTTTTCGGGTAACAAGGTTCGTTCATTTGCATCTGTTGAAGAAATGAACGAAACGATGATTGAACGATGGAATGAAGTTGTTAAGCCAGGCGATAAGATCTATCATCTCGGTGACGTGTTCTTTGGTCCAAAGAGTTGGATTGATGCGAATTGGTCACGTCTGAATGGTAAAAAGCGTCTGATCGTTGGTAATCATGATGACATTCCATACATCGTTGAAAGATGTATGTTTGACAAGGTTGAAATGTGGCGCATGTTTTCGGAATTTAATATTCTGTTAACACACGTGCCTGTTCATAATTCGACTTTGTATGAACGTCGCTTTAAGAATGAACCGATGTTACCAATTAAGAACGTTCATGGACATATTCATAGTAATAAGTCACCAGATGGACCATACGTATGTGCATGTGTTGAACATATCGACTATCGTCCAATTCATATTGATGAACTGAGGATCATGTGACGTACATTCCAACAGACGTTGAGAACGAGAGACGGAATCGCATTCGTCTCTCGCTTTTTGCATATGCATATGAATATGAAAATGACTCATTGATATCTGATATTGAATACGATATGATGTCTTATATGATTAGAAAGGATATGACGACTGGTAACGAATTGATGGATAAATTCTTTAGAGATGAATTTGAACCACATACCGGTCAATGGATACATAAACATCCAGAACTTTCTAAGTTAAAGGCAATGTACTTTGTAATGAAGAATGAACAAAAATATATACGTATCGGTGATTTAGTTATTGATTGGAAAAAGAGAGAGGTTGTTGAATTATGAAGAAGTTTTTAATTATTGCAGCATTAAGTCTAACTCTTGGTGGATGTAACGCGGCGGCATATAGTACACATCATCATCGTCGTCCAGTAGCATCTGTATATGTACCACCACATGTGTATGTAGCGCCTAGACCACAGTTTATCTATCGTCAGCACTATACACAACCATACCCATATCGTGTATACCAGCATCGTCCACATTATTATAATCCTCACCATTATCGTCCAAATTACTATCATTATCGTAGGCATTGATCATGATGCCAAAAACAAAACCAGAAGAACTATCAGCAGCTCTACGTATTATTGCTGATTGGTTTGACAATAAATCCGTTGAATGTAAAGAGGATGCTGATTTCTGGGGACACACAATTCGTGCTCGTGCATTGGATGAGGCTGCTGATTATATCGATAAACTGCAAAAATGCAGATCTATAATCGAACATATCGCTAGTGATGGTATCGAATTGTCTTTGGATAAGATTGAACTTCAACGAAATCGTTACATCGATCTTTGTACAAAAATGAGAAATGAGTTGTATAGTGATGAGTAAGATCGTAAAGTTTCCAGAAAATAGAATCGTTCGACAAGAGACAGAAGTATCTTTTGATGAAATGAGAAAGTTTCTTTATATCTACAATTTGGCAGAAGAGTCAGGTGCTACCTTTTACACAATAGATAATGCTGTGTCATTCCAAAGCATGGATAACTTTGACAAGTTTGTAGAATTGATCTTTAAAAATATGGATATTAAAGATGACAATTAACGAAATAAGAAAAGATCTTGATAATAAGAGAATTGTATTTTACGCGGATGAAGTAAAATATCTTCTTAAAGAGTTTGATTATGTGCTAGAGGCATTGAAATTAGCAGATGGTGCTTTGAGTGGTGCTAACATGAATATGAAAGTTGTAGAGATGCGTGTTCGAACAGCTCTTGCTAAAGGGGAGATGTGATGGTCGGGTGGTGGAAGTTACGCCCCATTATAGCGCCACTGCCGCGTGGGTTTATGGACGACGACTCTTCCCACAAAGAGGCGCGTGAGTGGATGAATAAGGCAGCCGACGAAATTGAAAGCCTGCGGCGCATCATCTACGATCTATTGGATGATGGAGACGAAACAGATCGCGTCCGCGCCCGCGCCGCCCTTGGAGAGGAGAATAAGTGATGACACGTCAAATATTCCACAATATTATTACTGCTCTTTTATCCACAGCATCTAGCATAATGATTGGTATTGGATCAAATGCTTATATTGGCTGTGGTGTGTTTTTTGGATTTTGGGCATTGTTCCTTTTCTTTGAAGGGTATGAGAAGTGATGCTTGCCAAATGGACAGAAATTTTACCATTGTTCGTAGTTCGTTGGCTTTCTAATCGTAATTGTGAGCGCATGACAATGCAAGGAGAAGTATTCCATCAAGCGCGGCCTGACTGTCTGTTTTGGTCAAGAGAGGAGAAGAAGGGATGAGCGACGAACAGTGTGGCGCAGATCCATTTGAAAATGGCTATGACCAAAAGCTCAGTGAAAAGGAATATCGCGAGCGCATTAAATACTTGATGCGGTGCCACGATGACTCCGCCGACGAGATCGAACGCCTGCGTGCGAGCGAAGCGCGGCTGCGGGAGGCGCTTCGCAGAGTGCGAACGGCAATCGTGGAAGCCGATCCCTCTATACTCATATGCACCTTATGGATGCCTGACACGATGAGCGAGACGGTTGTCGATCATATCGACGCCGCCCTTGAAGAGGAGAAGAAAGGATGAGCGAAGATATTGTAAAACGGATTCGTAGTGTCGGTCGTGATTACGACTTTCATGAGAACGCCTTGATTTATGAAGCAGCCAACGAAATTGAACGCTTGCGTGAAAAGTGTGACCGTCAGGCAATGATCCTTCGTAGGTTGACACCTGAGAACTTTCCTGATACATATTTTATCTGCGGTGAAGCAGGTACAAAAGACATAAATGGATTACCGGAAAAGATTCTGGTTGTTCCAGCATATGGTGTTGACTTTTCATATGTCTATGAACGAACAGAAAAAACAACAGGACCAGAGTGGTAAAATGACTTGTAAATATCAAATTGACGAAGTGTGGTATAGTGTTCTTACCAAGTGTAACTTAGGTGTTAAGAAGATTTATATGACAGACGAGAATGGAATTGAGTGGTATCGTTATCCAGTACCACCAATTTCTTATGTGATTGAGCGATATGTTATTGTTGGTCGATCATGGAGTGTCTTTGAAGGTGACTGTAAATATGGTTACCCTTACGTTGAGTATGAGATGATGAACCAAGAGACAAATGAGTATGTAAACTTCTTAGAAGAAGAATTTGATGGTACAACACATCGTAAGTTCTTTAGATCGTTAAAAGAAGCAGAACATTATGTGAAGGAAAAGACAAATGAATATCGGAATTGATTTTGACGATACCTATACTCGTGATCCAGAACTTTGGGATCAATTTATTTTCACAGCAAAAGCTAGAGGTCATGATATCCGTGTCGTAACTTTTCGTAAGTCTACGATGAGAGATGATGTCCTTGACAACATTGGCATTCCTGTGATATATACAGAATTTACACAAAAGCGTAAGTTCACTAATAAACTTGGATGGGTAGTTGATGTATGGATTGATGACTCACCTGAGTTTATTGTTAATCCTGTAGTTCTTCTAGATCCTGAACCATAATAAAAATAAATACTCTTATAACAACAAATATAAGAGTATTTCCTATGATTAGATTTTCTAACTTTCTTGTAGAATCAATGCCAACACGTCATGATCTTGGTGATGGTCATGTTGTATATCATCATGAAGTTGGTGGTCATTCTATTCAAACACATTTTATTCCTAGACATAAAGATGGTAAAATTGTTGGTCATGATGTTCATTTCACAAGACACTCTGGTAAAAATGTGAATCCATCATCACGTTCTGGGATGTCTAGAATATCTTCATCAGATCGTATAAAATCACTTGCATCTGTTCGTAATGCCGTGCATCATTTCATTAAGACAAATAAACCAACAGCACTTCATGCAGATGCAAACACAAAGAAAAAAGGTGCTGTTTTTGGACGTGTTCTTCAATCTGTTGCACAAAAACATGGAGCATCTGTTCACACATCAGGAAAATCGTCAGTAGTTAAATTTTCCAATTGACATAGTTCTTATCAAATGTATAATGACTAGTAATGCAACCAGTGAAAGGCTATATCATGTCACTAGATAAACTTCGTGGGAAGATGCTATCTGTTACGTTCACATTCGAACAGTTAGCATACATTATTGAGGTGCTAGAAGAACTAGCAGAAGATGATGTGGTGCTTAATGAAATCATGAATGTTTTTGATGAAGTAGAAGTAATTGATGAAGAATACGTGAACTAAGGAGAAACACCATGAACATCCGTGAATCCTTAAAATTCATCAGCATAGGTCTTGTAGAAATGACAAAGGTTTCTGCTGTAATTGCTCTAATTGCATCTGTTATAGGATTAACCTATTTTCTCTTTGATGTAGTTGGAGTTACAATTGCTTTAGCTTTTGTTTTTATTATTTTTACTGCATATCATATTGGTCAAATTTATGTTATAATGGATAGTTGGAAAAGTGAAAAGTAAGTTTGTAAAGTGGGTATTAGGTGCAGGTGCTGCTCTTTTAGTCCTTGACATTTTAGCAGCACTTGCTATATTCCTAGTATGGAGTTATTGGTGGTGAATATTATTACAAAACCTGAAATGTTTTCCCATTCACAGATTCAGTTGATTGAAAGGCAGTATAACGCCAAGTACATCTGTGAATCTTGTGTTCGCACGCTTACTAAGCAGTGGGCAAATTATCCTGCTGCATTCTTTTACACAGAAAAACCACACCCACAAGGATCAAATTGGTTTGCAATTTATTTCAATACTGAAAATAAACCAATGATCACAAATGGTGACGTAATCACTGAACCATTTGAAGGTATTCAGATTGATAATGATATTATTTTTTCAAGATATCGCCATGACTATCGTGAACATCGTGGTGTATTTGTTGATGGTGGACGTGATTATCTTCGTTGCGGTGGACAACGACTTGATGCTGTTAAAGTTGTAAAGTTAAAGGCTGTTGATGATCATTTGGAGATTGTAGAATGACATATAAAATTGAAATTGATGAAAGTACAATTGATAAGATTGTTAGGGATAGACTATTATCTGATTATGATATGATTGATGGAGACATTAAAAAGCTACAATCTTTAGGTGATGAATTAAAGGAATATCATAAGATTGATTTGGCTGATATGTGTAAGTGGCGAGATCTGTTAAAGGGTCTTCTTGAATACTACATGATTCCTTCAGAATATGATAAAAAGTTCTCATAAATAATAATGTATCACTTCATTTCAGTTTATGCGGTTCTGTTTGAAGTTTTTGTTGTGTAAATTAAAAAACCGTTTTCCATAAGAAAGGATAAAATTATGGCTCCATTTGGTATTGCAGCAATTGTCGCTGCAGGTCTCTTCATTGGCGGTACAGTTGTTAAGCCAGAAGAACCAGTTCTTGGAACTGTTATGCAGGGTGCTGGTATCGGTACTCTAATCGGTGGCGGCATTGGTGCTGTTGCAGGTGTTGGTAGTGGCCTTGCTACCGCTCTAGGTACGTCAACTGCTGCTGCAACTGTTGGTACAGCCGCTGTTATCGGTGGTGCAACAGGAACTGTTGGCGGTGCAGCTGTTGCACGTGCTAAGCGTTAAGATTTTCCATTCTTAATGTTTAAAGGGAGCCATTGTGCTCCCTTTTTTTTATTTTTAAAATATATATTGACATAGAGACGTTTTTTGATATTATAACAACATAGAGCAATGACGCTCAGTGATGAAAGGTTATAAAATGGCTCATATGATTGAAATTATTAACGGCAAGGCTCAGATGGCTTATGCAGGTGAACTTCCTTGGCATGGTCTTGGTACCCAGGTTCCTTATGATCTAAGTCCTGCTCAGATGCTTGAGGCTGCTGGTCTTGATTGGACTGTAACAAAGGTTCCTGCGTTTGCAGACATTAATGGTACAAAGGTATCTGTTGGTCATTCAGCGCTCGTTCGCAGTGCAGATGACAAGATCCTTGATGTTGTAACTGACGATTGGAATCCTGTTCAGAATGAAGAGGCATTCGAATTCTTCAATGAGTTTGTTGCCGCAGGTGATATGCAAATGCACACTGCAGGTTCATTGAAGGGTGGTCAGATTGTTTGGGGTCTCGCAAAGATCAATGATTCCTTTGATCTCTTTGAAGGTGATCAGATCGATTCTTACCTTCTGTTCTCTAACTTCCACAAGTATGGGTTCTCGACTGACGTTCGTTTTACCCCTATTCGTGTTGTTTGCAATAACACTCTAACTCTTTCTCTCAACTCTCGTGTTGAGCATATGGCTAAGATTTCCCACCGTAAGGTTTTTGAACCGACTGCTGTAAAGGAAATGCTCGGTATTGCGACAAACAAGCTTGCTAAATACAAGGAGATGGCATCATTCCTTGGTTCTAAGCGTGCAAAGAATGAAGACATTGTTAAGTATTTCACACGTATCTTCCCAGTGACTTCTTCGAAGGAAACAGCAAATGACAACGATCTTTCTCGCAATGCTCGTATCGCTATGGATATCCTGCACACACAGCCCGGTGCGACTTACGCAGAAGGCACTTGGTGGCAGCCTTTCAATGCGGTAACCTTTATGACAGACCACGTTGTAGGACGTTCTAATGATTCTCGTCTTGTGTCTTCTTGGTATGGTTCTAATAAGAATCTAAAGACGAAGGCTCTTGAGATTGCAATCGAAATGGCAGAGGCTGCTTAAGCAGCCTCTTTTTATGAGGCTAACATGGTAAAAAGACAGGTAATAAGAAAAAATACTCATGTCCGAGTAAAAAAATCAGAACAATACATCATTAATCTAAAGTATTTGGGTGGTGAACCTGAACCTATTGTAGATTATTCAAGTATTTCTTATGCAAAAGCATTAAATTGGTACAACTATATGTGTACAGTTGATGATGCTCGTGAGTATATTAAGGAATATTTGAAAGAAAACAACAGAATTGCCCAATCTAAACTTGTTTCTAAGGTCACAGATACAAGAATTATCACTACTGTTGGGTGGATTGCACGGTTATCATCACGTGGATCAGTTTTACCACAAGACACTTACGATTTCTTTGAAAGAAAATTGAATGAAATGTTGGTTCATACACAAAAAATACCCGAAAAGGTAGAACAACCAACAGAAACTGTGTCTGTACGTGACAGAATGCGTGAACGTGCCTCAGAAATCATTGGTGATATTGAGTGTATCATTGATAGTGGTGAAAACTTTTCAGCGTATGAATGGTTAAAGAAGAATTCAATACCTGCATCATATGCGTCTATGATAATCTCACACTACACTCCATGGTTTAATGAGTTAAATGAGGCAGTAAATAACCCAGATGCACAATTAAAAGAAGCATATTCAAAATTCACGAAAGCTAAACTAAAACAAAGGTGGGATTTCATAAATTCTATCATTACAGATTGTGCAAAATACAGTGATGTTAGTAAAAAAATTAAAAAGGTTCAGAAACCACGTTCAGTTTCAAATGAAAAACTACTAAAGAACCTAAAATATCAAAAAGAAGATAAAAATTATAAGATTGCATCAGTTAATCCTGAAAAAATTATTGGCGCACGTGAATTATGGACTTTTAACACAAAATACAAATTTATTACAATTTTTAGAGCAATTGATAGAGGCGGATTTAGTGTAAAAGGTACAACAATCACAAATTTTGATGAGAAAACTTCAATTTGTAAGTCAACTGGACGAAAAACTGAAGAACTTATTGCAAGTCTTTGCAGTTCTAACAAAACAACGTGTGAAAAATTGGTACAACCTCTGAAAGATGCATATTTTAGTGCTCGTATTAATGAAAACACGATTCTGCTAAAAATTGCTTGACAACATTTAAATCAAGTGTATAATGATTGTATCAGAACAAAGGAGTAATTAGCTATGATTGACATTCAGTATCAAGACTGTGCTGGTAATTGGATCACTGCAATGACTGTTACTAATGATAACTACACTATTTTGAATGCTATGAAACATGTACAAGGTACATTTCAAAGTCGTGTACGTGCTATTGATCCTACAGGAAGGTTGCTTGATGTCTTTTAAATATAGAGATAATAAGAGATTTGATGAAATGAAGTCAAAGGGACAAGTGTGGGAAAAGAAATTCCTACAAATTGTCGAGAATACGATGCAAGGAAATTATCATATTATTGATAATAGGAATGTATATCGTGATGTATCAAACAGGAAAAAGCCTGATTTTACCATTCATGATATTTACAATAACAAGACATTGCATTGTGATGCCAAAGCAAAGAAGTATTATCGCTTTAAAGATAATTCAGGTGAATTTAGAGAATGCTTTACAATGGATTCTTTTTGTGTTAACGATTATAGATCATTTGCTGAAGAATCAGGACAAAGTGTTTTTATTGCCTTTTGGGATGAAGAAAAAGATCCCGACCATTATTACATTTTAGATGTTATGCAAAAAGAATTTGATACCATTTATTACAATAATGAATACAATAAAAACAATCATATTACGTATAGATGGGAAAAGAGTAAACTTTTAAAAAGAAAAATAAAAAATGTTGACATCTTTTCATCTTCTGTTGTATAAATAGACAACGCTGGAGATTAAAAATGAAAAAGGGTTTGACATCTCGTTCGCCTTATGCTAAACTTCTTGAACATCAAATGTTTCATATGAAGGTTGTAAAAGCAAAAAAGGGAAAAGGTTCATATAGTAGATCCTTTTTCAAAAAAGTAAATAAGAATGAATATTATGTCAATAATATAAGTTGACAACATAATCAGTATATAATATCATAGTTAAATAACGCTGTTTGACAATTGAATCTGAGTAAGAAACAATGAAAGTTGTTTCTTCATAGACACAGGATGCAGTAGGGTGGCAAGTAGGAGGTTCTGCAATACGTCCGAGGGCTGGAATTCCTGAGTAGTGAACAACTACAGCCTGTGTCTTTGTAGAAACAATTATTCAGGGTTAGTTCAATCGGTAGAACATCAGACTTTGAATCTGAGTGTTGGTGGTTCGATCCCATCACCCTGAACCAGTAATATGGACCCTTAGCTCAATTGGCAGAGCAACGGACTTTTAATCCGCAGGTTCCCGGATCGTGGCCGGGAGGGTCTACCAACATACCTCTCAAGCATTTAGGGGCGATGTATCGGTCTCCAAAACCGACGAGCGGGGTTCGAGTCCTCGGAGAGGTGCCATATATGGAGGATAGCGAGCAAGGTGCTCAAGCGGTCTTGAAAACCGCGCCACCGCAAGGTTGATGGTTCGATTCTTTTATCCTCCGCCATATAATGCTTCGCTGGTATAGCTTGTGCGTACGCTGGTCTGTTATATAAATAGATTATAAGGAGAAAGCGTATGATCTATTGTCCAGTTTGTAATAAAGAGTTAAAAAGTAACAAAGCTAAAGTTGCTCATGTTTGGAGAGCCCATTCAGAAAATGGTATTTTACACGGGCAAAAAACAGGAGCTTCTTCAAAAGATAGAGTCAGCCATCGTAAAGGATTGACCAAAGAAACTTCTGAAGAAATTAGAAGAACATCTGAAAAGGTTAAAAGTACAATTCAAAAAAAGGTCGCTGATGGTACTTATGTACCTATTAACATGAGCGCAGCTGCTAAGAAAAAACTCAGTACAGAACAAAGCCTCAGAAACAGAGGCGGAAAATGTAAATGGTTTGAATATAAAGGTCAAAAATTACAAGGAACTTGGGAATTAAATATTGCCAAAAAACTTGATGAAATGAATATAACTTGGTATAAACCAAAATTAAATAAAGACATTTGGACCTATGAATTGAATGGCAAAACGAAATCTTATACTCCAGACTTATATCTAGAACACTTTGATGTTTATCTTGAAATAAAAGGATATTGGTGGGGTAATGATAAACAAAAAATGGAAGCCGTTGTAGAACAAAATCCAGGAAAAAAAGTTATAATAATTGAAAAACTGGAATACAATAAAATATTGCAAGGTGAGCTAGTTTGGTAATTCAGCATCCGTTTGAAGAGCGGAAGAACTTGGTTCGATTCCAAGACCTTGCACCATTAATAAATTGCTTTGCGACCCAGCTAGTGAAGGGGCTGTCCTGATAAGACAGTAGTAGTGAGGAGCGTAACCTCAGCGAAGCACCAAGTTTCCTCTGTTAGTGTAGCGGTCAAACATACCCGCCTTTCAAGCGCGGAGATCATCGGTTCAAATCCGATACAGAGGACCAAATTATCCTGCTTTCTAGATACGCAGGAGAGACCTAACAGGACCAACATTGAGGGAAATCCTGTGAATATCGGATTGCTTACTCTTAAGCGCAATGGGCTTAACCGATAAGGTGTATGGAATACAGTTATCATCGTTCGTCTATAAGTGAGGATACATCTGCGGAGTCGGATGAGAGATAGGTGCAAATCCTATACGATGATATTAGTTTACGGTTGCTGGAGTGCTATAGAAACGGTGTCCATGGTCTGTTTCTTGTGTGTACCAGTAGTGGGGCTGCGACCACTATAAAAGACGCAGACGAATATAATGACCTAATAGTGTAATGGTAGCACGGGGGTCCCAAAACATCGAAAGATGAAGTAGGGTATCGCACGCCTAGAGTGGTTCGATTCCACACAGGTCACTAAATATGGACGGATAGCTCAGAGGCAGAGCAACGGTCTCTTAAACCGTGGGTCGAGATTTCGAAATTCTCTCCGTCTACCAAAAATAAATGTTGACATTTATCTTAAACATGTTATTATAGATAAATGATCAACGATGGATGGTGATGATGATTTTGCAGCGTGACGTTAAGGTTATGCAGTTCGTTCGTCGTCTTGCGATTGATAATTTTGGTGTAAAAAATAAGTTTAAACTTGCTGCTGCTATTACGTATAAGCGTGATATTGTGAGTGTAGGTATCAACCACATGCGTACACATCCGATGCAGAAGCAGTTTGGTAGAAATGATGATTCGATTTATCTTCATGCAGAAATTAATTGCATTTCAAATGCTCTTAATCATCTGTCAAAGAATGAGTTGAAGAAGTCAACGTTGTATGTACATAGAGTTAAGAAAGCGTCTAAGTACGATTCTGAGTGGGTAGATGGTCTTGCATGTCCTTGTGAAGGTTGTAAGTCTGCTATATTGGCATTTGGTATCGGACGTGTTATATACTCTACAGATGACAATGATAAATACAAAGAAGTTTATTCCCCTGTAGCTCAGTAGGTAGTAGCATCTGACTGTTAATCAGAGAGTCGTTCGTTCGAACCGAACCGGGGGAGCCACTATATGGGGGATTAACTTAAAAGTAGAGTGCCTGTTTTACACGCAGGAAGCAGAGGAGCGTTACCTCTATCCCCTACCATTTGTTTGATTGAATCTATGTTGATGTGATTTTTACCAATAACTATAACATATATTTTGTTTTGTTCTGATACTTTCATAATCTTATCTATATCAGTCTTGATAAGATAGTCGTTCTTAGGATCAAGATATAGATCATGATCTGGAAGATAAAAGTCTGGATAATATCTTCTTGAGTTACCTTTATTGTCTTTGTACCAAAAGAAAGATGGTCTTGTCCAGTATATGTTAAGATCGTTTAATATCTTTGATAGATCGACTTCATATGAACTTTCAGATACAAAAACTTCGTTTTTTATGTTTATGATTTTTGAACGATGTGTATGTTTTTGACCGCCACATTTAGGATGCTGTTGAGATTGTAGTCTAATGAGTTTAGTGTAACATTCATCTGAGCAGGTTTTTCTATGTTTGGTATCTGTGTCTTTGTTACAAATCTTACATATAGTATTAGGTTTATCAAAGATGGGTATATGTCCTTTTGTTAAGATGCCCTTACGAATAGATTCTTCGGTTTGAAAGTTTTTACCTTTTAGTTTAGAAGAAACTTTATTTTTAAAATCTTCTGTTCTAGGTCCTCTAGAATTAGCGCAAGTTCTAGAACAGAAGATTCCATTTTTGTTATGTTGTATTTGACATTTTGGGCAAATTTTACTTGACATAAATCGAACTCCGTATTATTATATATACTATATATAAAAACAGAGATTTCTAGGGGTTCGATTTGATATTCGGGGACAGTAGTGGGTGTACGGAACTCCCTTGCACGGAGTTTGTCTATGGGGTTCGATTCCCCAGGTCTCCACCATTTTGGAAGTTGGCGGTTCGATCCCGTCTACCTCCACCAAAGTTTAGATGGTCGCACCTAGTGCCAGAACGGGGGTGAACTACCTAGTAAGCCTTTGACGCTGAAAGGGTAGAAGTGGTAAGAGTCTAGCTGGAAAGACCACCATCTAATCAAATTGACACGGGCAATATAGCGACTCAAATCGTCCGTTACTATCGAGTGTCGTTAGCGATAGCGTGTCAAGTTCTTCGGGTAGCTACGTAATAAGCTCGTGTGGATCCACGGTTAGCCCACATCTTAATCTTTTAACATGATAGGAAAACATAATGAAGACTATTGGATATAAGCTCAAGCCATTCGCCGTTATGGGAGTGAAGCCTGGAGCTCTTTCTGGTGATGGTGCTTTCGAGACGATCACTGAGAACAGCTTTGAAGGAAAGTGGAAAATTATTGTTTTCTATCCCAAGGACTTCACTTTTGTCTGCCCTACAGAAATTGTAGCATATGATAAACTCGTTGGCGATTTTAATGACCGTGATGCAGTTCTTATGGTTGGTTCAACTGATAATGAGTTCTGTAAGGTTGCATGGCGAAATGCCCATGAAGACCTAAAGAAGACTAATAGCTGGATGTTTGCTGATGTAATGCGTCCAAACTATGATGTATATGACGATGAAGAGCGCAATTTGAGTTTGAGTCAACAACTTGGTGTGTTTTCTTATAAACACGGTGCTGCTCTTCGTGCAACTTTCATCGTTGACCCCGATAACGTCATTCAGCACGTTACCTGTAATAATCTAGATGTTGGTCGCAATCCTGAAGAGACCCTTCGTATTCTAGATGCTCTTCAGACTGGTGAACTTTGTGCATGTAATCGTGCAATTGGTGGGGAAACACTCTAATGTCTGCTTGGGTATCAACAATCAAGGAAGCACTTCCCGAGTATGCCAAGGACACTCGCCTCAATTTGGAGGCTGTGATTCTTCGCAGCACCCTAGATCCAGTAGTCGCCAACGGCTGTGCTCTTGCAGCTGCTATGGCTACCGGAAATGGAAAGCTCGTCAACTTTGTTGCAGCTAACATTGAAGAGGGTCCAGATAAGAATGCTGCTTTGATTGCATCTGCAATTATGGCTCAGAACAATGTTTGGTATCCTTACGTTGAAATGGTTGGTGGGGGTCTTAATGGTATTCCTCCGCAGCTACGTATGAATGCTATCGCTAATCATGGTGGTGCTTCTAAGGCTAATTTTGAAGCGTACTCACTAGCTGCTTCTATTGTTGGAAAGTGTCATTTCTGCGTTAAAGCACACTATGATACTCTTAAAGCTGAAGGATATTCGACTGATCAGCTTCGAGATATCGGTCGTATTGCTGCTGTAATTAATTCAGTAGCTAAAGTTCTCATCGCTTGACATTTAAAAACTAATAATATATAATCTTTTAACCAATACGAAAGGTAAATATAAGAATGAAGAAGTACATTAGCACTGTAGCCTGTATGTTAGTTTCCACAGCAGCTGTTGCTGCAGATATTCCAGCCCGGACATCTCCTCTCCCTCCAACCGTAACACGTGTCCAGCAATCACAACCATTCTTCGTTGGGATCCATGTTGGTGTTGCTACTCCTTATAATGGGGATCGTCTATTTGAAACGGATAATGTCCGTACAAATCTACGAGGTGGATTTGAATTTTCTCCATACAGTCGTGTAGAAGGAAATTACGAGTATAATTGGAATGATAATTCAAATCTTCGCTCTCATACGGTTACTACCAATCTTATTGGTCAATATCGGTTTGGTTCCGTTGTTCCATACATTCTAGTGGGTGGTGGATATCGCTGGTCCAATTTTAAGAATGAGCCAGTATATAATGTTGGTGGGGGTGTTCGTTATGAGCTAACAACTATTTTTGAAGTTGATGCTCGTTACCGATATGTTACGGATCGAAATCAAATTCGTGATGAAAATGTATTCACACTTGGTTTGAACTTCAGGTTCTAAAAATAATTCCTCTGTAGCTCAGTTGGTAGAGCAGCGCACTGTTAATGCGCGGGTCGTTCGTTCGAGTCGAACCGGAGGAGCCAATTTTAACTACACAGAGTGAGATTTAGATATGGACAGCAATACCTGGTTAGGACATGTTGTTGAAGATGGTGATGGTCTCGCTATTGTATTTCCACCCGAGATGATTGATTCTCTCGGGTGGAAAGAAGGGGACACTCTCACTTGGAATGTAGGTGAAAACAATAAAATTGTTTTAGTACATACTAAAAGTACCGATGGGCAGTAGTTACTGACAAAAATATTTGTTGCTTAAACAGAAGATATATAGTAGTATTATCTTGCTAAAAAATCTGCGAAAGGTGAATAAAATGATGAAGAAGATTATTGGTGGAACACTTGCTGCGATGCTTTTCACAAGTTCAGCTTTCGCAGCATCACAACAGTTTTTTAATGTTGACGTTCGTCCTGGTCCATATTATGTTTTTGGTGTGACGGCTAATGCAGAAAAGAATGAGAATCCTGCATGTTACGCAGAAATCAATTGGCGGGATGGTTCACGTTTTCAGTTAATTCGTGATCTTGCTGATGGTGAACTTTATATCTTCCTGCGTAATAACACATGGAACATTTCTGATGCACCCGGTAATTATCGTATGCGGATGAATTTTCAAAATCGTTCTGGTCAGATTTCTGGTTTGAATTTCGAGTATAGGTTGATCAATAAGAACACGATTGTTATTCGAAACATTATCAAGGAACAATTCCTTCCACTATTTTCTAATAACTCAAAGGCTTTCTTCGTGATGCCCGGTTCCATTCAGAATGCAGAGATTGATCTAACAGGTTCATCAAGGACTCTTGCAGAAATTTCAAACTGTGTTGACGCAGCACGTTCTGTTGACCTTTATCCAGATGGACAAAACAATAGTGGAACGACACCTCCAAGATCATTTAATAATATTTAATAAATAAAAAGAATTGCTGGTATAGCTCAGACGGTAGAGCAGTTGATTTGTAATCATCAGGTCGCGAGTTCGATTCTTGCTGCCAGCACCATAATCGAAATGTGGGGTCACCGCACAATAGATAGCGCGCTTCCACGCTGCGTGGGTATAATGCAAAGGTGATAGGTTTTCGGTGGGTAGACCTCAATTAACCCATCACAGATTTATTGCGGAGTAGAGAAGCAGCTATCTCGCCAGTCTCATAAACTGGAGACCGTTGGTGCAAGTCCAACCTCTCGCAACCAAATATGCAACTAGAGGGAGCAGGTGAACCCACTGGACTGTCAATCCAGTATAGGCGAGATCGATACTCGTTAGTTGCGCCATATTATTCCGGAATAGTTCAGTTGGTAGAACATCAGATTCTGATTCTGAGTGTCGGTGGTTCGAATCCATCTTCCGGATCCAAAATTAGGGGATGTGTGTATCCGGAATGGTTACGGCACGGTCTGCAAAACTGGTTTATGTGGGTTCGATTCCCACCATCCCCTCCATAGCTCGAGATGATCATAGGTACTCGCCGTTATATGGTGGCCGCTATATAACATCTAGTCACAATCCTATGTCATTTGCGCCCAATACCTGTGCGGGCGACTCAATTAAAGGAAACAAATGGTCAAGAGCATTCATGGTAATCATGCTGGTAACGTTAATATGAAGGGCAAGAAATACAAGCTCATGCGTTGTCGTTGTTGTGTTTGCATTGATTTTCGTGAGCGTGAGTTGAAGAAAGAACATACGAAAGAAATGAAGGAAGTGAAAAATGAGTTGGATCGTTATTGTTCCTGACGATGTTACTGGTGATATTGTTCAAGAGTTTTTGTCATACTATGATGCAGTTCTCTTTGCCGATTCTTTACAGCATTATGGCGCAAAACTTCTTTATGACCTATGAACTTCGACGATCCTCATTTCAAGAGTGAGTTCTGGCGTTGGTTTGATAACATATCACCTGCCGAACGTAAAAAGTTTAAAGAATATCCTTCTGATATGGCAGAATTATTTTTCTACAATAAGTATTTTAGTAAAGGAATTGATCCTTTTAAAGATCAGGTAGCTCAACTGAATAGAGCATTCGGCTACGAACCGAAAGGTTGAGGGTTTGAGTCCTTCCCTGATCACCAACATTGCCCTATTGGCCCAATTGGTAGAGGTACCTGACTTAGAATCAGGGGGTTGTAAGTTCGAATCTTACATAGGGCACCAAAATAGTTATTGACATTCACATATATAATGTATATATTAAGAATATAGAGTTTGGGATCAGTTCAGCAATCACAGAAAACTTTTTATTGGAAAAAAGCAAAAGTTGATCCCGTTAAGTTCTAGGGTAGTTACAGCAAAAACTTACTTAGTTGGAACTTCATGTTCCATTAGCAACGTCTAACACTGCGGTGTTTAGACCAGCCTCTACGGCTAAAGTAGATATTGTCAGTAAGAATTACTGAATAAGGTGTTTTGAGGTTTGTCAAGTTCACCAGAAAATAAAAAACTTACCTCAACCTACCCCGTTAAGTTTTAGGTTGTCTACAGCATTTAAATGATTTGTAATCCGTAGGTCGCAGGTTCAAGTCCTGTCATCTAGCCAAAAGCCAGATGTAGCTCAGTTGGTAGAGCAACGTAAAATGTACAACCTGTTAAGTTTTAGGTTCACTACAGCATACAAATGCAACTCCTCTGTCAAAGGAGAGGTTCCGGTGCAAATCCGGATAGCCCCGCCATAGATACATCAGGCTGGTCCGTGATGTTATAGCCAGCCCCGAATTGAACGGATAAGGGTTTCTGGTGTATCTTTGGAGGGGCTATGGTGTAAGAGCAGCACACTAAGCAAATGTGAACCTGTTAAGTTTTAGGAAGAATACAGCAAACAACAATAATTGGTTCGACTCCAATACCTGCTCCTGAGCAAGTTAACTAGCCTAATGGTAGGCAATCTTCCTGTTAAATTAAATGTTGACATAATATGTTATATCGTATAGTATAAGAATATAGAGTTTGGGATAAATTCAGCAAACAACTACTCGCTAACTTGCATGTCTTAGCGGACAAAATTATCCCGTTAATTTTAGATTGACTGCCGCATACAAACTTACACTTGAAATGTAACCAAAAGTTCAATCTGTTAAACATGGAGAAATGAAATGACTACTTTTGTTAATGCTGTTCGTAATCAGGAAGCTCGTACTGCCAACGGAATGAAGGCACGTGCTTCTACTACTAATGCGTGTGTCGATCTATTCTTCAAGATTGGTGCATCACGCGGTAGGAACATTGTTCCTGATTTCACTGCTGCTTATGTGCAGGACCGTGATATTGCTTCACGTATTGCCCTTTGGGTGCGTGATGCTCGTGGTGGTGCTGGTGAACGTAAGCTATTCCGTGATATTTTGTTGGAACTTGCTAAGACCGATATTGACCGTTGCATTGCAATGATTAATAAGGTTCCTGAACTTGGTCGTTGGGATGATCTCTTGATTTTTGAGAAGGATTCTGTTGCAGAACTACATGCCTTTACCTTAATCAAGGATGCTCTTGAATCTGGGGTAAATGCTAAATATTTACTCAATCAGATTGATATTATGTCAGAAGAAGAGTGTCAGAAGATTCTCGATACTTACAACGATCGAAATGGCGCCTCATCATAACGCCATAATTTGATCCATGTTTATTACAATGAGGGCATGTATAATTGCCATGTAATGGTTTTGGCTTAGAAAAAGTACCTAGTTCTTTTGATTTAAATATTCCCCTTTTAGCTTTAACTGATCTTTCTGCTAATAATATTGGATCTATATTTGGGTTATGTTTGCAATTATCTCCGTGAAATCTTCTAAAATTGCCAGGGTCTGTTTCTTTTGAGCAATGATCACATCTAATTTTAGAAGTATTTTTTCTTCCTATAGAAATATTCAATTTTCTTTGGGCGGAACATGGTTTATGTTTATATGCCATACATATAGCAATTTGTCTAGAATTTAGATTCCTACCTTGCATAAATTGAGCTACAGCTTCTTCCATTTTTATTTTATTTGCTCCTGTGAGCATCTTGGTAAGAAGAACATGTACAATAAAATGCTCTCTTAATGTCAAGTATACTATATCTTTATTTCTATAAATGGACGAAGGAACTATATGATGACCCTCTACAAATCCTAAAAGTTGTTTAGCTTCTTTCCTTGTAGAAGCTCTATGTTTAGCATTTTCAGTAATTGCAAGATACCATTTAGTGTATTTGTTATTTAAAGCTATATCTTGAATTTTCATTTGACATTAATCCCTTCTTAATATAGTATATTTATATAAGAAGTGGACGCCACGAAAGGAATTATTTTATGTCTGCTAAGTTTGAATTGAAGAATATTTTAAACCGTGACCTTGGGATTGCATCACTCTGTAGTAAGTGGATGCCGCGTAAAGGTGATCAGGCAGCTCGTCTGCGTTCATACCTTGGTTGGACTCCTAAGCGTTACCGTAAGACTCTTGTTTCTCTAACCAAGGTTGTTGAACAGGATATGTGTGCTAACAAGTGGGATGAAATCAACTTTAATCACGTTCCTTCAGTTGCATCTGCTCGTTACAAGAAGGCGTTTGCTCGTCATACTGAAAAGTATAAGGAATGGACTGCTGCACTTGTTTCTACTGATCCCAAGGTCAAGGAAACTGTAAAGGTCAATGCTGGTGCAGTTTATCCTTACGATGTTCTAAAGGGTTTGATCTCTACTGGTTATGGTGCAGACTATAATAAGTCAAACCTTGATCACATTGTTGCTCAGTGGGAGGCTCTGCCTAACTTCGTTGGCGATGCAAACATTCTACCTCTGGTAGACGTTTCTGGTTCAATGACTGCTAAGGCAGGTGGTCCTAGTTCAAAGTCAGTTGTGACTTGCTTGGATGTTTCTGTGTCTCTTGGTCTTTACCTTGCAGACAAGAACAAGGGTAAGTTCAAGGATACTTTCTTGAACTTCTCTAACAATCCTCAACTTCTAAATCTTAGAGGTAACATCATTGAGAAGATCAAGCAGATGTCCACTTCACAGTGGCACATGGGTACTGATCTTCACAAGGCAATGGATAAGATTCTTGAAGTTGCTGTTTCTAACAACGTTCCTCAAGAAGAAATGCCTGACATGCTTTTGATTCTATCAGATATGCAGTTCAATCAGTGTACTAATTTTGATCATTCTGCGATGGAGATGATCCGTTATAAGTTTGAACAGGCTGATTACAAGGTTCCTGCAATTGTCTTTTGGAATCTAAATGCATCGGACAATGTTCCAGTTAAGAATGATGCCTCTGGTGTTGCGCTCGTGTCAGGCTTCTCACCTTCAATTGTAAAGTCTGTCCTGTCTGCGGACATGGAACAGTTTACTCCTGAAGGTATCATGATGAAGACTATCATGAACGAACGATACGCAATCTGAAAGGGGTATTACCCCTTTCTTACTTGATAAATAAGAATAATGCGGGTATGGCATAATGGTGGTGCATCAGCCTTCCAAGCTGAATAGGATCGGTTCGATTCCGACTACCCGCTCCATTTCTTGAGGTTTGTGTATGAAAAAAGTAGCTGTTATTGGTGCTGGAATTACTGGGATTACTACTGCATACTTTTTAGCTAAGGCTGGATTTAAGGTTAATGTCTATGAAAAAGACATGTATCCAGCAATGTTAACATCTTATGCTAATGGTGGACAACTATCAGTTTCAAATTCTGAAGTTTGGACTACATGGTCTAATATCTACAAGGGTATAGGATGGATCTTTAAGAAAGACGCTCCATTTTTAGTAAATCCAAAACCATCTTATAAAAAGTTTAAATGGATTGCAGAATTTATCAATAATACTGTATCTGGAAAATATGAAGATAACACAGTAGAAACTATTAAGTTAGGATTAAGAGCTAGAGATCTTTATTTAAAGATTGCTGAAGAAGAAAACATTCAGTTTGATCTGACAAAGCGTGGGATCTTACACTTCTATAAGAACAAAAATTACTTTGACTCTGCAAAGATTGCTGCAGAAAAAATTTATAAAGTAAATGGTCTAGAAAGACGTATATTGAATGATGCCGATGAGGTATTTAAGGTCGAGTCAGCACTAACCGATAGATCAATCATTGGTGGTATATACACCCCTTCTGATATGAATGGTGATATTCATAAGTTTTGTTATGAATTGTATCAAAAGTTGTTGCATGATTATGACGTAACTTTTATATTTGGTGCAGAAGTTAATGTCGAATTTCTTTTATCAAAATCGATTGTTGACCACGTAGTTGTTTGTGCTGGTGTTTATAGTCAACATATTGCGGATAAGTTAGGTGATAAACTAAACATTTATCCGGTAAAGGGCTACAGCATAACTGTAAACAATGTTGGAGAAGAAGCACCAAGTGTTAGTTTGCTAGATGATGAGGCAAAGATTGTATCTTCTAGACTTGGGGATAGGTTTAGAGTTGCAGGCACTGCTGAGTTAAATGGATACAATTTTGACATTGTTGAACATAGAATTAAACCATTGATGAATTGGGTTCATAAAAATTTTACTGATGTAAATACTAGAGACACTGTAAAATGGGCTGGGTTACGTCCTATGACACCTTCTATGTTACCCATAATTAAACCGTCTAAAGTAGAAAACGTCTGGTACAATACGGGACATGGACACCTAGGATGGACAATTTCTGCCGCAACCGCTGAAATTGTGGTTGACATGATTAAAAAAGAAATCTAATATGATTAAACAATTAATTTGGTTTGCCGCAATTTGTTTGATGTTAATGTGGCTTCCAATGTTATCTACACTCATAGTATACATTTTTATGTGATAGGCCCATGTAGTCCAACAGGTAGAGGCGTCCGACTCAAAATCGGAATGTTGTCAGTTCGAATCTGACCATGGGCACCAATAAGGAAGCAAACATGACTTATTATGAAGCGCATTATGGTAATTGTTC